TTGGTTGCCTAAGAATACCAAGACGGGCTGGCAGCATGACCTTGTCAATGAGTGCTCCAGCTTTCCGCGAGGAAAGCACGATGACGTGGTCGATGCCTCGACCCAGGCTATCTTGTGGGTGCGGGATGGGTTGTTCGTATTCCATCCTAAAGATCCGCACTTCGATGAAGATGCACCGCGCAAAAAATCTAGACATGGCTATTGGTAATGTGCTAGACTGGCGCTGTCCTGCGAAAGAACTGACATGCCAATTGAACGTATAGACTATAGAACACCCAAGGGCTTGGATGCCTACGATCCTAATGAGCCGCCCACCGACACGCTGATCGATCTCGAGCCGGCGGACGCTGAGGCTGCGGAAGCGCAGGATACCGAGGACGAAGACGTTGAGGTGTTGACCACCGAGGATGGCGGCGCCGTTGTGGATTTCACTGGGGGTGGTGGCGAAGAGGTGCCGGGCCCTGTGGAGTTCTATGACAATCTCGCAGAGTTTATGCCGGACGACGAGTTGGACAAGATCGGCGGGGAGCTTGCGGACCTCGTTGAGGCAGACAAACGAACGCTGAAGGACTGGGAAGACATCTACGTTGAGGGTATGAAGCTGCTCGGTTTCAAGCCCAATGACACGGAAATGGAAGCTTTCCCGGGCGCCTGCACGGCGACGCATCCGGTGCTTGCTGAAAGCATCGTGAAGTATCAGGCTAAGGCGCGGTCGCAGTTGCTGCCCGGTGGTGGGCCCGTGAGAGTGCAGACCCTGGGCAAGGGTTCGCCCGAGAAAGAGGCGCAGGCCCACCGTGTTAAAGAGTTTATGAATTTCCAGATCACTACGCTCATGCCGGAGTATGAACCGGAGCATGATCGTATGCTGTTTCATCAGGCCTTCTCAGGTCTGGGTATTACCAAGACGTACTATGATCAAATTGGGCGGCGGCCGTGCAGTCATATGGTGCAGCCGCAGAAGTTCATTATTGACTATAATGCGACTGATCTGGCGACGGCGTATCGGTATTCTGAGATCATTGAAATGCACGCCAATGAGCTCAAGAAGAACCAGTTGAATGGGTTCTACTTGAACACAGATGTGCAGTACGAGCCGTCGGATGACCCTATTAGGGACGAAACGGATCGGATTGATGGGCGTGAGAAGCCTGTTCGGGACGATAGCGATTGTTACACGCTGTATGAAGTCCATACCTTTTTGGGGTTGGAAGCTGAGAATGTGGATGACCGGACTCCCGAAGAGAGGGAGATTGGGCTAGAGCTTCCGTACATCGTTACTATTGATAAGGGTTCGCGCAAGGTGCTGGCCATTCGGCGCAACTGGCGTGAGAATGACGAGCGCAAAGAGAAGCGCATTTGGTACACGGTGTGGCCCTTTATCCCGGGGTTTGGCTTCTTTGGATATGGGTATGTGCACCTGATTGGTGGGCTGGCCAAGACGGCGACCGTTAGCTTGAGGCAGTTGGTTGACGCGGGTAGCTTCGCCACTTTGCAGGGTGGTTTCAAGGTCACTGGGCTTCGGGTTGTTGGCGATAACACGCCACTTAAGCCGGGCGAATGGCGCGACGCTAATGTGCCGGGCATGGACCTGAGTAAGGCGCTTGTGCCGCTCCCGTACAAGGAGCCTAGTGGGACTTTGTTTAATTTGCTTGAGTTCATGGTGCAGACCGCCCAGAAGTTTGCGGATAGTACGGAGCAGGTGGTTTCCGAGAGCTCGAACTATGGGCCGGTGGGTACGACGCTGGCGCTGCTTGAGGCGTCAGGCCGGCTGTTCAGTGGTATTCATGAACGCCTTTTCAAAAGCCAGAAGGCTGAACTCGCCATCCTTGGTGAGATTAATGCTGAGTCGTTGCCGGAGGAGTATCCGTATGATGTGGTTGGTGGGGATCGTAAGGTCTTTAAGAGTGACTTTGATGGCCGCGTTGATATCATTCCCGTTACTGACCCAAGAGTACCCACGGCAGCCCACCGTGTGGCAAAGGCTAATGCTACCTTGTCGATTGCAGCACAGTTCCCGCAACTTCACAATTTGAGGGCGGTGCTTACTGATTTGCACGCGAGCTTGGGCGCGGAAGACCCTATGAAGTACATGGCGCCGCCGCCCCAACAGGCGCGGGCCGCCGATCCGCTCACGGAAAATCAGTGGTTGCTGACCAATATTCCGGTGAAGAGCGAGCCGCATCAGGACCATGATAGCCATGTGCAGGTACACTTGGCGCTGGTGAATAATCCGACGTATAGCCAGAACCCTACTGTGGTTCAGACGACGATGGCGCACGTGCAGGAGCACTTGGCGCAGAAGTTGAGGGTGGATGTGGAGCGGCAGATTGGCGGGGCGTTGCCTCAGGCTCAGCCGAACCAACCGATGCCGCCGGAACAGGAGAATGAGATTGCGCGGGTGGCTGCGCAGGCTATTAAGAATGTTAAGGACGAGGCGGCGCATGATGCCATGATGCAGGACCCGGCGATCATGTTGCAGATGGCTGAGATTAAGCTGCGGGATGCGCAGAACCAGCTTAAGAAGTATGAGATTGATGTTGAGGATAAGCAGTTCTATGACGCTCAGACTGTGGAACTTAAGAAGCTGTTTGAGACAATTAAGAAGGACTTGGAGATCGCCCGCATGCAGACAAATGCCAAGGCACGGGCGGCCAAGAAGCAAGGAGATAGGTAATGCAGGTACCTTTCGTAGACTTGGACAAGGTCATTACTGATACCTTGAACCAAGTTAAGGAAGCGAGCAACGGTTACAGGGCAAGCATTCTGGGCGGCGCGTTGGAGCCGGATGAATATAAAAGCCAGACTGGCATCCTTTTGGGGCTGGAACTGGCGAGCCAAATTTTAACTCAAGTATCAAGGAGCTATATCAATGAGCAACACTGACGACTGGTATACAGACATCGATAAGCCTGACCCCGCCAACCTCCCGACCCCCTGCGGCTGGCGCATCGTCATTCGGCCGGACAGCCCGGTTACGAAGTCGAAGGGCGGCATCTTGATCCCCATCGAGAAGGTGGAGAAGGACAAGCTCGTGGTCAATACCGGCCGCATCCTGGCCATTGGGCCGCTGGCGTGGAGTAAACCAGAAATGCAGGACCCCATTACAGGTGCCTTCGAGTTCTGGGCGAACGTTGGCGATACCGTTTTGTTCGGCAAATATGCCGGCATTAAGGTGGAGTCCGAGGGTGTCAGGCTGGTGATTTTGAATGATGACGAAGTCATAGCTGTCGTTAAGCCTAGCTAAACCCCTACCAACCCCCCTAGAAAAATTGACAGATATCCATACCTGTGGTATAGTCCACATGTCGAAGCGTAACACATAGGGATCGCATCCTGTGACAATTGAAGAGCAGAAGCCGACTGCTGAATCGGCAAGCGTCGCGGAAGATATTATTGTTGACCTCGATGCTCCTGAGGGTGATGCCGCTCCTGGCGGCGAGTCTAACGAGGCCGATTCACCCACGGTCGTAGTTGCTAATCAGCCCGAGACTACTTCAACCCACGAGCAGGCCGCGCCTGATGAAGAAGTCGAGGAAGGGGACCTTACCCAGGAGGAATGGCAACACCTCAAAGGCAAAACCCAGAAACGTATTCAGACGCTCGCCCGTAAGGCGAAGAATGCTTCACTCCTAGAGCAGGAGTTGGCACGTGCGCGTCAGGAACTCGAGGCCCGCGAGTCGCGGCTGAAGGAACTTGAGAACACGAGCTTCACGGCACAGGAGCAGAACTTAGCTGCTCAGAAGGCCCGAGCACAGTCAGAGTTGGACGCCGCCAAGCAGGCTTGGCTTAAGGCAGACGACGATGGCAACAGGGCCGCCGTACTTGAGGCCAACGAGCGTATGGTTACGGCCAGGGCCCAGATGTTCCGCCTCGAAGAGGTCGAACGTGGGATGGCGAACCGCAAGGCCAAGGCTGCCAAGGCCGCCGAGAATCCGCAGACGGAGCAACGGCGCGCACCGAACGTAGACCCGGTCATCGTCCAGAGGGACCAGCAGCGGGCGCAGAAATGGTTGAGTGAAAACAGTTGGGCCAATCCGGCCTCGGATGAACATAGCCCAGTCATGGCGGCGGCGGTGCAAGCAATCCACCAGCAGCTTGTCTCGGCAGAGGGTTTCAATCCGTGGAGTGAGGATGCCAGCTTCGGGCGCGAAGCTTACTACGCAGAACTGGATTCCAGAATGCGTCGTGAATTCCCGCAAAAGTTCACCAAGGGTTCGAAGCCTAATTCACAATCCAAAACCCCCGTTACCGGCGCCCCGCGTACGCCGGTAGTGCCGAACAAGAACCAAGTCCGTCTGACTCCTAGCGAGGTAGATACGGCACGGCGCCTTGGGCTGACACTTAAGGAATACGCGCAGGAAAAACTGAAAATCCAACGGGAACGCGGAGATCGTTAATGCCAGCTACAGAACAAACCACACGCGACACACGCGACTCGCAATCGCGGAAGAAAGTATGGAAGCCGCCTAGCAAGCTTCAGACCCCTACCCCGCCCGAGGGTTACTCCTATAGGTGGGTGCGGTGCGAACTGCGAGGCGACGACGAGGATGGTAACGTGATTGACCGGCAGCGTCAGTTTTACGAACCAGTCAAGGCTTCGGAAATTTCCGACCAGGGCTTGTTCGCAACGATGGAAACCGGCAAGCATGCGGGAATTATCCGCAGCGGTGACCTGATCCTGATGAAAGTTCCTAACGAAGTCAAAGAGCAGCGTGCCGCGCACTACGCCAAGAAGGCGGCGGACATGCAGCGTTCGACCGACGCGGAACTGATGCAGAACCAGAACACGGCGATGCCTATCTCGAAAGAGTTTAGATCAACGGTAACTAAAGGGCGGGCAGATTTCCAGGAATAACCCTGGCAGGCCGCTCGAATAGGAGAAGGAAGTATCATGGCAAATCGTGACACACCGATGGGTGCGCGTCCCGTAGGCCACCTTTCGGGCGGCTTGGTCCGTGCGAATGAGTTTAAGATTGCGGATGACTATGCCACCGCGATTTACTCCGGTGACTTCGTGAAGCTCGCCGCCGATGGCACCATTCAGCGTGCGGCTACGGGCGACGAATTGCTGGGCGTGTTTGCAGGCGTCCGTTATAAGGACGACACTGGCGAGTATTTCTTCAAGAAACACTGGCCGGCCTCGCAGTCTGCTTCGGAGATCAAGGCGTTCGTCTATGATGATCCGAACATTATCTACGAGATGCAGCACGACAGCGACGGCGGTAACGTGGCTGCGGCGGACGTCGGCCTGATGTATGACATCGTGGCGACGGCGGGTGACACCCTGTTCAACGTTTCGCGCGAGGAAATTGATACCTCGACGGGCGTTACGACCACGGCTCAGCTTCGACAGATTGCTATTGTTGACCGCGCGGACAACGAGGTTGGCGAGTTTGCCAAGGCTCTTGTGGTCATCAACGAACACATCTATCGCGGCACCGACGGTATCTAAGGAGTAATATAGAATGACTATCGTCAATCGCGCACAAATCCTTCGTGAGTTGGAGCCGGGTCTTAACAAGATTTTCGACACCGCTCTGAAGGGCTACGAAAACGAGCACACGGCAATCTTCTCGATTGAGAATTCTGACCGTGCGTTCGAAGAGGAACTGATGTTCACTGGCTTCGGCGCTGCCCCCGTCAAGGCGGAAGGTGCTGCGGTCCAGTACGACAGTGCGACGGAAGGCTGGCTGTCTCGTTACAGCCACGAGACTATCGCTCTGGCGTTTGCCATCACCGAGGAAGCCATCGAGGACAACCTGTACGACAAGCTGTCCACCCGGCTCACCAAGGCTCTGGCACGCTCCATGGCGCATACCAAGCAGGTCAAGGCCGCGAACGTCATTAACAATGGCTTCTCGACCTCGTTCCTGGGCGGCGACGGTAAGGCTCTGATGGCGACGGACCACCCCCTGCGGGACGGTGGCACGTTGGCCAACAAGCCTACCACGGATGCAGACTTGTCCGAGACTTCGATGGAAGATGCGACCATCGCCGTTGAGGGCTTCGTTGATGACCGTGGCATTCCGCAGGCCATCATGGTTCGCGGTTTGCTGATCCCGCGTCAGCTTGTGTATGTCGCGGAACGCCTCTTCAAGTCCACCGGCCGCGTCGGCACGGCTGACAACGACATCAATGCGTTGGTCAGTCGCAACGTCCTGCCGGATGGCTTCAGCGTAAACCACCGCTTCACCGATCCCGACGCTTGGGTCCTCAAGACCGACGCGCCGGACGGCCTGAAGATGTTCGTGCGTGCCCCGCTGAAGACTGGCATGGAAGGCGACTTCGAAACCGGCAACGTCCGCTACAAAGCGAGAGAAAGGTATTCTTTCGGCTGGAGTAACTGGCGTGGTGTTTATGGTTCGTCTGGTGCATAACGCCCACGATGATTAAGTAAACCCATCTGTAAGCGTAACGCTTCAAAAGGGGAGTAATCAGGCAAAGCTTGGTTTACTCCCCTTTTCTTTTTCGGTGGTTTGGTATTATACCACAGTTCCGCAAATTCTAAGGCAACACGTGCTTGCTCTTTTTTGGTGATCAACTTACCACTCAGCCGCGCGAGCAATGGAACGGCTTCACGCATGCCCCAACTCAGGCACCAAGCATCTTTCGCCCTAGGATTGTTTCTAAACGCTGCATGCAATTTTCCACCGTAATTTATCTTAATAGTTTGCAGCGTTTCAAAATGGCAATTTTGTATGTCTACACGAAGCAGATAAAACCATTTACCATGGCAAAATTTTTTGCCCAGCATAATAGACCCTTCACCATCGATGAATCCTGCTAGCCAATCATCCGTCATAGCGTTCTCCCATAATCACTGGAACAGTATAACTAAGTCCGGCACGTTTGTCAAGAAAAAACCCCACGAATAGTTGACAATGTAATGAGTTAAGTCTAGAATGGACGTACCCAAAGACTGACCGCAATGAAGCGGCAGACAGACCCCAGGAGGTACTGACAATGGGTTCCACGACTTTCTCCGGCCCGATCAAATCGGGCACTGTCAAGGTAGGCGCGACTGCCAACGTCGGCAAGACCGTGCTCTTCCAGACCAACACCATTGCGTACACCGACACCACGGCCAAGCCGCTGTTCTATCTCCCGGCGAACGCCAAGATCATCGACGTCTATGTGGACGTGACCACGGCCTTTAATAGCTCGGGCACGGACCTCTTGACTGTCGGCACGGCTGCCGATCCCGACGCCTTCGTTGACGACGCCGACGTGAGCACGACCGGCCGTAAACTGGGCTCGGCCAACGCCATCGCTCTCGCAAATCAGGCTACGGGCGTGGGTACGGCCGACATCGCCATCCAGGGTGTGTTTACCCAATCGGTGGCCGATGCGTCGGCTGGCGCCGCGCGCGTCACTGTTCTGTACGTCCAGGAGTAATCGGGTGGGGGCTTCGGCCCCCGTCCCAATGGGAGCTATAGATGGCAGACGCAGTAACAACTACAGTCCTCCGCAACGACGGCCAAAGCAATAAGTACGTGGTTCATCTAACCAGCGTCAGCGACGGCACGGGCGAAACGGCGGTGATCAAGGTGGACATTTCCACCCTAACGGTGCGCGGGGGTGAGGCCGGTGCGCCGGCTGTGCCGTGCACCTATACGTCGGTCGAGAAGATCGAATACAACGTGAGCGGCATGACGGTCAAGCTGGCGTGGGATCACACCACCGACGACACTATCGCGGCGCTAGGCGACGGCTCCGGCTGTATCAGCTTCAAGCGCGAAGGCGGCAAGGTGGACCCTCGGTCGGCCGGTGGTACAGGTGATATTGTGCTGACGACCACGGGCCATACTCTGGGCGACACGTACGACATCATTCTGCACCTCAAGCTGAAGGCTTGATGAACTTAATCAACCCCTCCACTGAGATATAGATGGCAACGAGTGGAACATATGACTGGCAAATGGATGTCTCCGACATTGTCGAGGAGGCGTTCGAACTTGCTGGTTGGGAAGGGCGGACCGGTAACGATCTTACCACGGCGCGACGCTCGTTGAATCTGTTGCTCACCGAGTGGTCGAATAAGGGTGTCAACCTTTGGACTATTGAGGAAGATAGTATCACCCTCACGGCGGGTACGTCCAACTATAGTTTGGGTGCTGAGACGATTGACGTGCTTACGGTGGTTCAGCGGGATAGCGCGGGCAGTGATGTACCTATGTCGCGTATCTCGATTGAAGAATATATGAACACGCCTGACAAAGATACGCAGGGTTCTGTAAGCCAGTATGCAATTCAGAGGAGTTCAACGCAACCTGTCATGTACGTCTACCCGACGCCGGATGACTCGACGTTGCAACTCGTCTATTGGAAGATCAGGTACTCGCAGGACATCAACCGCTTTACTGAAACTGTGGATGTTCCGCGCCGGTTCTTGCCTGCGCTCGTTTATGGCTTGGCTTGGTATCTTTGTCTCAAGAAGCCGGCAGTCGCGTTGGCTGAAGAGGCTGCTCGATTGGACCGACAGAAGTGCTTGAAGCTTGAAGAAAAATATTATGCTCTGTTTGAGGAAGCGAAGGGTGAGGATCGAGACAGGGCGTCTCTGTTCCTCCGCTTCGGACCAAGGTAATTGTGTACGCTAAGGGCAGCCGCGCAGTAGCGCATTGTGACCGGTGTGGCTTCAAAGTTCCGTATAAGGAGTTGCGCAGAGAGTGGAACGGATGGTGGGTTTGCGATGATTGTTATGATCCCAAGCATGCGAATCTCGATCCAGCGCCGAAACCCCGACAAGGTGAAAGTCTTGAACACCCGAGGCCTGACCGGGATGATCCGGGTGATAATGCGGAACAGATTGCGGACTATTTTGAAATGACTTTCGGTGGCGGCACGTAATGGTATTGAGCTATACATTCGACTCGCTGAAGACTGACATTATGAACTGGACGGAGAACGACTCCGCCGAGTTCCAGGCAGTGCTTGGTACGATCATTGGTCTGGCGGAGTTGCGTATTGTGCGGGACTCGGACCTTGATGTCTTCCGAAAGTATGCACGTTCGTTCTTCGGGCCGTCGGATAGGTTCTTGAGCAAGCCAGATGACATGGTTATCGACCGCCACATGGAAGTTGAAATCAACGGCAGCAAGTATGCGCTGGCGCGTAAGGATACCAGCTTCCTAAACATGTATTGGCCGGATGCCACGCAGATGGGAACGCCGCGTTTTTACAGCGATTGGGACGAAGATAACTTCGTCATCGTACCGACTCCCGCTGATTCGTATGTCGTTGAATTGGCCTATACGTACCGGCCGGAGGGCCTCAGCGATGCCACCCCTACTACGTGGTTGAGCCTGAACGCGCCGGATATCCTGCTGTTCGCCTGCATGGTTGAGGCTACGCGCTTCGAGAAGGGCGAGGCACAGGAAGTCGCAGGTTGGAAAGATGCGTATGCTGAAGCGCTGGCCCGCCTCAATCGGGAGGAAATGGGTCGCCAGCGTCGGACTGAATATACTGCGGGTGAACCGCGCGGTACTATATAAGGAACCCCCTCATGGTAGCGACTGTAACTATTGGCGAAAAGAACGGTGTCTCTGGCACCTACACAAACAAGACTTCTGACGTTGTTCGTATGAAGAATGCGGACAATGCCACCGTGGACCCTAACAACCCGATGGTCATTCCAGGTTCGGGCAGCGATTGGTCTTACGAGAAATGGCTTCGACTGAAGATTGGTGCGACGGGCCCTAGCGTCCAGATCACCAACCTGAAGTTCTATACGGACGGTACCAACGGTTTTGGTACAGGCGTCAGTCTGTGGGCCAAGGCGGTTTCCACCTACGCTACCCCGGCTGAGGGTACGGCCAGCACGGGCTATGCCGATGCGTTCGGCTATACGTCTGGCTCGGCGTTGTCGCTTGGCTCGGGCCCATACACCGCCACTGATACGGAGATCGGTGATCACTGTGTCTTACTTTTGCAGGTAGCCAGCACGGCTACGCAGGGTTCTCTGACTACGGAAACTGTAACCTTTTCTTACGACGAGATCTAATGTTCGAAGACTATAAAATAACCAAGTTTGAGGATGACACCGTGCAGTGCCTTAACAGCGCCGATGGCAATGTTGTGGTCCACGGTAAGGACAGTAAGTTGTTTACTCGAGTAGGCATTCACATCACGGGTGAGCAGGTTCAGGAACCTGTCCGCGTTGTAGTTGCGGAGCTCAATGGTGTGCGTGCCTACTTTAATGGTGAAACGGTAGTTCTTACTACTGACGATTTGTACTTGTAAGGGACGGTAGCAGTGGGATATTTATTCGGAGTTTATCCAATTGCTGGGGGTGGTGATCCTCCTCCTAGCGAGGCTACCCTTTTGACTACCATGTCGATTGTGAATACATCGGGGTCTACACAGAGTGCTGACTTTGTCACACCGATGTTCGGTCACGTATTCAAGAAGGGTGACATTGCTGGGACTGATTATCCGCAGTTTGAACTGACTGATGGCACTCCGTGTCCTGCTACCATTTGGGCTAAAGCTACATGGTCTGATGGTTCTTGGAAGCGTTGCAGTGCCATGCTGCGTGTTCCTGCCTCCATTGCTGGTTCTGGATCACTGACTATTAATGTGAAATCTGGTGGGTCTACTCCAGTAGCGTCCGTTTTGTCCACTTCTGCTCTGACAGCCCAGGACTTGAAGGTTGAGCTTACCAGCAAAGAAAATATCACTGGCACTCTGACCAGTGCCCTTAACACAGGTATCTCTGATAACGACGACGTTAAACTGATCGCTGATGGCGCAGCGGGTAAGGTTTGGCGTATCCGTCAAGAGTTTATGACTACGGCTCCGGCTAACCACGGCCAGCTTGAGTGCTACCATTATGTGACCGCGCTACAGAATAGCAGCGGCGCTCTTTATGGTATTCGCTGGCTGCCCCGTATCACTCAACCTTGGCTTGATGTTGATAGCCCGACTAAGGCAAAGCGTGGCTTCCTCTACACCCTGAAGAATGGCGCTAGCACTACTGGACTTGTTCAGCCTGTCGTGGGCTCCGCGAAGACGTTCTCCACTGCTGGTGGCACGACCATTACCATGACGGGCCATGGCCTTGAGACTGGTATGGTTGGGGTTATTACGACAACCGGCACTCTACCGACTGGGCTTACCGCAGGCACTACATACGGGGTGCGTGTTCTGTCGGCTAACACTGTGTCGTTCACTGCACAAGCAGGGGACGCGGTGCGTGGGTTCCCGATCATTTCCGTGACTGGTTCTGGTTCTGGCACACATACCTTCACTCCTCACGCCCAAGTCGTGCAGTTTGCCTCAGTTTGGGGGCCTGCGACGGATGGTAAGTGGCAATACCTCCAGGGTGGCGGGTCCGCTGCGACGGACGCTACGGTCAGGATCGAGTTTAACAAGGCGTATTGGAAGTCCACTCGTATGCTTCCGCCATATGAACTCTCCCTCACTCCCAATGCTCCTAGTGCCGTTAGTTATGCTCCGAACGCGCACGGCTCTCTTCGCACGGCATTCAACGACACTGGTGGTGACAATACCATTGGTGTTCAACCGGCATGGGTAGCTCGACACTTCATGCGCCAGGACGCTGCGAGCGAACTCGTTGTGCGCGTCAACGCTTTGTCGTTGGGCCACTACTCCCTCAATGTCCGCCGTCAATCGACTGGCACCATTCCTGTACTCAACTCCAATGGGGGCACCCCTTACACAGGCATGGGTACAGGAGACATTGCTCTTAGGTGGAACACCAGCTTATCTCAGAGCCATATCGCACCATACACATTACCAGCAGATGATGGTGCTGGTTGTATGACGGCTGGTGACATGTCGCACTGGCCTTCCTCCACTTTCTACGCTGCTCTCATAACCGGCGAACCGCAATATGACGACCTGATGAACGAGGTTGCAAGCTACGCAGTTCTGCATAGGTGGGATGCCGCTTCTGAGACGCAACGCAATGACACCACTCTGACTGGTGGCCCCTACTACGGCTTCACCCTTAAGACCACGGATCACGTCCGTGAGGATGGATGGTCCACACGCGAGCTTTGCCTTGGGGCTGGCTTATGCGCGGATAGCCATTGGGACGCTGCTGCTGTTAAGACGTATCTCAACGATATGGTCAATACGACCTTTACGTGGGGTAACACCTACAACAGTACTAAAGACGCTTTCTGGCAGAATAATGGCCTGTTCCACTTCAGGAACGCCGACCCTATCGGCCAGCCGTGGATGCTTAACTTCCTGTGCTATGGTGTCGCGTATGGGTATGCTGTAACAGAAAACACTGGTGCCCTGACCTTCCTTAGCCATCTAATGAAGTTCCCGGCGGCTGTAGATGCTGATGTAGGTATCTACCATTTCACGTCGTATAATATGACCATGCGTAAGACGGATAGTGGTGCCGGCGCTCTAGTCGATGACATGTCACAAATTCACTACAACTTCTTCCATACTCGTAGTATTGACACTACGACCGACACAGTAACAGTCACACCCGACAGCAGCATTGAGTTCACGCTTACAGATGGTGACAAAGTGCAGTTTGGTAACGGTGGTGCCCCGACTGGCCTGACTGCTATGACCAGTTACTTCGCCAGAGACGTTGCTGATCCTGGTATTACCAGCGCCAAGACATTCAAAGTTGCTGACACTCTCGGTGGCGGAGCTAAAGATATCACAGGGACTACTGGTGGCACGACATTCTTCCGCTTCACAAATACTACAGGCTGTGCTGGCCTAACTTACAAAGGCGACGACCAGTATCATGACATCGCACGAGGAGCCTTCCGTTTCGCAGAAGCTGTGGGTGCTTCTAATATGGCATCTATCCGAACCAATATGGATGCCATCTGTGCCCTGGACGAGAACCTCACTGGCGTGACCACACCCACCAATAGATTGACGGTAACTTACGAATGAGCGCAGTTTTTGGCGTAGCCACACGACGTTTAACTGGCACCTTAGTCTCAAGCATTCCCACGAAAGAGCAGCGTAAGCTGATCTGTGGTTGGGGGAAATTGACAACTACAGCACAGTTCCCCGTCCTTATGAACTTACTTGATGGTGCCGATGGTGTGATGACTATTGGCTCATCCAACGGGAGTGGAACTGCATATGCGTCTGCTGGATACACAGCAACAGGGGCTGCCACCCTTGCAACCGGCGCTATGACACTGAACGCTTGGGAATTGATTTGTGGCTCGGTTGACGCAAACGCTCCAGGAGCTTTAGCACAGCGTGTGTATCGTAATGGGGTAAAGGCGACTACTTCCAACGTAACTGGAGACAGTAGCACGGGGGCTATGGCGAGCATCGTCCTTGGCAATAAAAATACAGGTAACTGGGGTTGGTATACCAAAGTAGCTGAATGCTCGATCTGGCTGCCAACCAATGACACAGATGAGCAGGATATCGTTACACAGCTTTTAACCAAGACGGCTGACAACGTGACAGGCCACACTCCGGTCGCGTATTGGAGTCTGCTAAATGATGCTAGCGGCACTGTGGCGCTCACAAATGTTAACGGCGTTACATTTGATGGTGCTGATCACCCCAGCCTGACTGGTTCTGGGGGTGGTGGAAGCTTTCAGTCCGCGTGGGCTCGCGGTTCTAATCTTATTATTGGTGGAGCAAATCGATGAAGAAGAATGTAGCAGGCCAGATGGTGGGCGCGCAACTTGTCAGTGCCACTGACGGGTCGGCCTTCACCGGTGCTGTCACCGTAAGCGTAACAGTCGATGCTGGCACCCAAGCCGCCGGGTCGGTAGGCGCGGGTGCGTGCACTCACGAGGGCAACGGCTACCATACCTACGCCCCGGCGCAGGCAGAAACCAACGGCGATCTCGTGGCCTTCACCTTCACGGGCACGGGCGCGGTCCCGGTCACCATCCAAGTCTACACTTCGTTTCCTCAGTCGGCCGATGCGCCTACGGCGGCTGCGAATGCCGACGCTGTCTGGGATGAGCTCCGGGCCGGTCATACCACCACCGGATCGTTCGGTGAAGTATCGACCACGGCTGATGTGGCTGCTGCCGTTTGGGATGAAACCCGCTCGGGTCATACCAGCACCGGCACGTTCGGTGAGCAGCTTCAGATTACCTCGAACGTCAAGAAGAACGTTGCCCTCAGCAACTTTATGTTCCAGATGTTCGATGCCTCTAGCCATGCCCCAGCCGCAGGCCTCACCGTTTCCTGCTTCATCAGCCAGGACGGTGGTGCCTTCGCGGCTACTACCACAGCTACGGCTACGGCTGTATCCAACGGTTGGTACAAGATTAACTTGACCCAGACCGAAATGAATGCTAATGTAATAGCGTTCAGAGCTACGGCCACGGGTGCCGACGAGACTGGCATTACCCTGATCACGCAGAGCTAATATGCTGATATACCAACGCTCCCGTACTAACGTAACAGCCTCACCTCTCAATGTGGTGAGGACTGCCCCGATTGCCGTGTACGCCACGGCTGCTGGCGTGGTGGCGAGCGTTGGCGCTCTGCTTCAAAAGGCTGTCTCTAAGTCGGCCAGCTTGGGAGCTTTGCTTCAGAAGGTTGGCGCAACCAAGACAACCTCACTTGGTGGCCTGCTTCAGAAGACTGCAACCAAGACCACCGGCGTGAATGCGGTTCTGACCAACGCCGGCATAATTTCGGCTACTCTGGGCGCCATGCTTCAGAAGACCACCAATCTGACGGTGGCACTGGGCTCGGTGCTCGTACGCAATATTGCCAAGACCACGTCCGTTGGCGCGCACCTCTCGAAAACCACAGCCCTCACCACCTCGGTGGGCGCAGTTGTGATTGGTGACGTGGGTTCGACTGCTGTGTGGGTGGAGATCGAACCCGACAACCGTGAAACCTGGACACCTATTTAAGGACTAGTTATGCCGTCCACATACTCAACCCGCCTGCGCCTGGAACTTCAAGCTGACGGCGAAAACGATACCACCTGGGGCCAGAAGCTAAACTCTGTGATCAGCCTCACCGACGAGGCGCGTGCTGGCTACTTGTCCAAATCGGTCGCCGGTTCTGGCACAGTAACCCTCACGGCCAACAACGGCACGAGCGATGAGTCGCGTCAAGCGTTCATCGAATTCACGGGCGCCTTAACCGGCAACGTCTCGGTCGTAGTCCCAACCGCTGAATTCTGGTGGTTCGTCAAGAATTCCACGACCGGTGCCTTCACCCTAACAGTCAAAACTTCTGCTGGCACCGGCATTGCTGTCACGCAAGGCAAGCAGGCCTTCCTTTACTGTGATGGAACTAACGTTCTCGAAGGGCCGAGCCTCAGCAACCTGATGGGCGTCGTTCCCGTAACAGGTCTGTCTGACGACGCAGTTACGCTCGCCAAAATGGAGCATGGAACCCAGGGTGACATCCTCTATTACGGTGCCTCTGGCGCTCCAACGCGCCTTGGTGCAGGTACCGCTGGTCAGTACCTCAAGACCAATGGTCCTGCCGCGAATCCCACGTGGGCAGCCGTAGTCTCGGTTCCTACCGGCATGGTCGGTCCATACGCCGGAGCTACGGCTCCCACCGGATGGCTCCTATGTGGCGGTCAAGCTGTCTCGCGTACAACCTACGCTGACCTTTTCGCAGTCATCGGCACCCAATATGGTGCGGGTGATGGTACCACGACCTTTAACGTTCCTGACGTGCAGGGTCGCGTGATCGCCGGTAAGGATGACATGTCCGGCACCAGCGCCGACCGACTCACTGCTGAAGTCTCTGGTATCGATGGTGACACGCTTGGTGCCACTGGTGGTGACCAGCATATGCAGCGGCACGACCACCCGATCACAGACCCCGGGCACACACACCCCAATAGCTTCAACTCCTTTGCTCCCTTCAACGTAGGCAGCAATGGTAACGGTCAATTCGGTAGCACCGGTAGCAGCACGACTGGTATCACTATCGCCGATGCTGGTGAAGGCGACTCCGAAAACGTACAGCCCACCATTGTTCTCAACTACATCATAAAGACCTAATATGCCGTACATTGCAATCCTACTCAATGGTATCATTGGTGGTTTCTGGCGTCACACCCTCGGCGGTTGGAACGGCCCTTTCAACATCTTCCGTGGCACATGGCTCGAGAAGTTTACGTGGGCGCCCGACGACAAGGGTGTGATCCAGCCTCGCCGCACCGTCATCCTCATGCTGGGCTGGCTCCTCTCGTGGCCCCTGTGGGTCCTGCTCCCATGGTGGCAGGCGCTAATCGGCACGGTGTTGTGCGACTTGTTCTGGCGCTTCGGCCACAAGGTGGACAGTTGGAAGGTCTGGCTGCGCTACGGTCCGTTCGCCGCTCCTTGGGTTCTGGCCAAGAAGTGGTGGGGCAAGCGCCCTGAGCGCGCGGGCGACTTCCTAAACAACTGGATGGCCTGCGGCGAGTTCGGCGCGGGCGTACTGTTCTGGGCCTTCATCGCCGCTCTAACTTTGCTCGGGTAAAATGCTGATCCCGCTTTCAATACCGCCCGGCTTCAACACTGAAGACAGCGAATACGTCACCGGCCCGCGTTGGATCAACGGTGACAACGTCCGCTTCCGCAATGGTGTTCTCGAGAAGATCGGTGGTTGGGAACTCTACACAGACGGCACCTTCATTGGGGTGACGCGCGCAGTCCAAGGCTGGTCCGACTTGGTTGGCCGTCCGAAGTTCGCGTTCGCCACCAACAAAAAGCTCTACGTTGTGTACGGCGGCACCGTGTACGACATCACGCCCATCGATGCTACTGGCACCATGGCGGCCGACCCGTTCACCACAACCCTCGGCTCAGACATCGTCACTGTAGTGAGCAACAACCACGGGCGCTTGGCTGGCGACTACGTCGTCTTCGAAAACGCCACGGCTGTGGGCGGCATCACCATCGACGGCACGTACACCGTACGCTCGGTGCTGGACGCCAATACCTTCATGATAACCCACACCAGTGCGGCAACGTCCGCCGGTACTGGGGGTGGT